ATGGCTTCTTTTAGTATTCAAAAACGCACACTCGCAAGTGGTGAGCCACGCTTCAAAGCAACTATTACTGTAAAAAAATCTGGCAAGATTATACACCGTGTTGCGAAAACATTCAGAAAAAAAGAATTAGCCCGTACCTGGGGTAAGAAGCAAGTACAAGAAATAGAAGAAAACGGATTGTTCACGTCTAAAGCTGTTTCTATCGGTGATATGTTAGATCGGTTTATTGATGAGCGTGACTTGTGGGATAACACAGGGCGTACCAAACAATACGTAATAAAAATGCTACGCGATTGCGACATTGCTAAAGTTGAAACTGATAAATTGAAAGTTAGTGATCTTGTCGAACATTGCAAAAACCGCAAAGGTGCAGGAGCCAAGCCTGCCACTATCTATCATGATATCGCTTACTTACGTTCTGTAATGAAAAAGGCGAATCCTGTTTTTAATATAACAACCAATGTAAACATCTTTGACGATGCCGTTCCTGTCCTGATTGATATGAAGTTAATCGGTAAAAGTGATAAACGAACTCGTAGGCCAACAACGCTAGAACTGGATAAACTCAAAGAGAGATTACGCGAACGCGAAAACTTCCGAAGTAATGGCTCGGTGAGAATTCCATTTTGTGACATTTTAGAATTCAGTATTTTAACCTGTATGCGAATTGGTGAGGTGTGCAAGTTGCGTTGGGAGGACTTAAACGAAAATCACAAGACAGTGATTGTTAGAGATAGAAAAGACCCTCGTAAAAAAGAAGGCAACCACATGATAGTGCCATTACTTGCTGGCTCTTTTGATATTGTGATAAAGCAACCGAAACAAGGCGAATTTATCTTCCCTTATAATTCTCGCTCAGTAACAGCTGGATTCCAAAGGGTGCGAAATTCGTTAGGAATTGAAGATTTACGTTATCACGATTTACGCCGAGAAGGTGCAAGCCGGTTATTTGAAAAAGGCTACTCCATTGAAGAAGTAGCCCAAGTGACAGGTCATAGGAATTTGAATATTTTATGGCAGGTTTATACGCAACTGTTTCCACATAAATTGCATGAAAAAGCCGTGCAAAATAATTAGGCTGATCACTCACTTTATTCTCATTTGCTTGTCGACAGCAAAAATATTCATTACACTGTTATTGTTTGCATATATGTAAACATTTCACTTTTCTACTCTAGTTGGATAAAAATTATGAAAGCTTATCATACCTACAGCGCTATTGACGTAGCGTTTAGCTTGCTCGCCCATGCGAAAAAGCAAGGTAAACGCTTCACCAATTTACAACTACAAAAGTTAACTTATGTGAGCCACGGTTTATCGCTATCTCATTTTAAGCGACCGCTAATCATTGAAGATGTATACGCATGGCAGTATGGACCAGTCGTTCCATCTGTTTATTTTAGATTTAAATCTTTTGGTTCATCAGTTATCACTGACGAAAATGATGTATGCCTTGATGCGGAAAGCAATAGCATAATTCAGGATGTTGTAACTAAATTGGGCGATTATTCTGGTCCACAACTTGTTGAACTAACCCATAGAGACGGTAGCCCATGGAAGATCACTTGGGATAAAACACCACAACAAATTATTCCTGATGCTTTAATACAAGCACACTATGACAACATCCAAAAAACGAGACATACCACATGCCTATAGATGATAAAAAAAATCATCTCGAGGAAAACTTAAGTGTCATCAATTTTGAAGTTGATGGCACTTTTTCTTTAGATGAAGAATCAATTGTTGAAGTTGATCAGTCTTTAGAAGCCTTCATCCAAGAACAAGATCTAATTCCCGAAATTTTTGTTTTTACAGGTGGCGATGTCAAAAGAGCAAGCGACGCATATAGAAAAAACATTGGTAACCTAAAACAATCTCTTGAAATAATACAAGCCTTTCGTGAAGCACATGAAAAACCACTCAAAGTTATTTCATCGTTACTATCACAATGTTGCGAGCAACTAGAACTAAACACTAAACCTGTTAGCAGATTAAAGCGGACTGAAACCATAATAAACAAGCTCCAAAGACCCTCTTTAGATGGAAAAACCATAAATCAAACATGTGTTAAAAACATGATTGATATTGCTGGATGCCGGCTAATACTTCCAGACATGAACTCGTTAAATAACATTGCTCAGCATATCGAAAATAGAGTCAATAGTATTAATCGAATCGAAATAAACAAAATAAAAAACTATATAACAGATCCTAAAGATAATGATTGTCGATATCGAAGTCTTCATATTCATTTCAAATATAAAACTAAACAAGGAAAACCCTTTAAGGTTGAAGCTCAATTAAGAACAGAATATCAACATGCTTGGGCTACGACTGTTGAAATTATTGACCTTTTGGAACACACAAAAATAAAAACGCATTCACACAGCGACTTATATAAAGAAAACCAGCAGAAAAAATGGGAAACGTTGCTCATATTTATGAGTGATTATATTGCAGATAAAGAAGGAATAATTACATTAAGCGAAGAGGAAAGAAGTTCTATTTCCCTGAGATTAAGCCAGCTAAATGATGAGCTCCATGCGGCAAGCCATCTGGAATCATTTCAGATGATGACTAAAAAGCTAGAATCAATTATTACAGATAATAAAAAACAATATATTTTATTTCTCATTGAAGAAACAGAAAAAAAAGTACTCCTTGAGGAAATATATAACAAAGAAAAAGAAGCCATAGCACGTTATAATTTAATTGAAAAGGCATTTACAGGTATTGACTCCTTAAATGCCTTACTTGTTTCTTCTGAAAAAATGAGTTCAATAAACAAGGCATATCCTAACTATGCTGGTGATTGCTCTGAGTTTATCAAGCTTCTAAATGAAGCTATCAAATACAAAGATTTATCCTAGCTCCCCTATAAAAAAACCTCTGGGCCGTCACTTCCCTGATTGTGGGAGGAGTCGCCAGAGGTTGGATGTACCTCATCGAAAGTTAAAATATTAACTTCGGAAAACAGCAGTAGCCCGAAAGGCCACTTCTAAAATTCACTATAAACACAAAACTATTTTCTGTCTACTTAACGTAAACCCACTAAAGTGGGCCTATCAATCAAAAAATTCTCTTCATCACTACAGTCAAAACCTTGCCTTCAATGGCAAAATCTTCTAACTGGTGTTTCGTTAACGTAAACGGATCATATTCTGCTGTGTTGTCCGAAATAACATCATAGCTTTCGGCGAGAATGTTGTATTTCAAACGCTTGATGAAAACATGCTTACCAATGCGGATCACATACACACCATTTTTCACAGGGTGGTCAAGTTCGCGGATGTCCACTAACACTTCATCACCATCACTTAAGGTGTCTTCCATCGAATCACCGTCACATGTAATGATTCGTGCGGTTTTGGTACATACACCAAAGCGTGCCAATGTTTCTGTTGGCAAATAGGTGGTGCGTATTTGGTATTCCGTATCAATCACAGAGCCAAAACCACAGGCAGCGTAAACGTTATAAACCGGAATTGGAGTCACATCGAGCGTATCCAGTTCCTGGACTTTCTTTACGTTTGATTGAATTGGATGAACGTCTCCTTCCCCAACCTCACCAAATTTTTCACGCAATTGAGCGATCACATCTTTATTAAAATTCGAGATGTGGTACTCCAATGCACGACCATTACCCTTAGCTTTTCTAGTTTTCCAATCATGCCTTCTTGCTTGTTGTGCAATACCGCTAGGAGAGTTAGGAACGCCTCTGATATCAACTAATTCAGTGCTTAAAAACCATTCTTTCATATAAAACCTCAAAAAAAACTTGACGGAAGTGCTTTTAGTGCGTTTAATTAAAAACACTAAAAGCACACAGAGTTTCTTTGAGTTGCTCCGAGTGTCAATGAGTTGATTATACAAGATACGTTACATAACGAAAGCAGGTTGAATCTATGAATACAAAATATGCGCTACATGCACGCTTTGGTAATCCTGTTGTGCCTTTGCGTGATATCTGCGAAGAGTTTTTTGGCATTAGTCCTAAGACGGCAAACCAGAAAGCAGCAAGCCAAGAACTACCTATTGCTACCTTCCGATTAGACGATGGTCAACGCTGCCCAATCATGGTGGACATTAATGATCTTGGTGATTACATCGACAAACGACGTGAGCTTGCTTTAGCTGATTGGCGCATGGTTCATGGCTAATTGAAATTGGCTTTGACATCAGAGCCAATTTGAAACGCCTTTAGTGGTTTAGAGGTATTTCAAATTTTAAACACACATTCCAAGGGGTTGGACATGAACAGATTTACCAAAGCACTAGCCATTGATACAGCAATTGAATTAATCAGAGAACAACGCAAACAAACCGAGCGTAATAACGTGATGTTTGTTCAGCATGGCCTCGTTGATTTCGATTTATCAAATGAATCAAACTGCGATAAGAACTTCGACTCGCTACTTAATGCGCTTTGTGAAATCAAAGACGATGTTATGGGGGCGGTGTAATGACCCATAAACTGCATCACAAAAGCAAGCACAGTTATGAGGATATAAAAAAGGAAATTTTCTTTGCAGAAGTGCTGATTGAACAAAGCGGAACTGAATTCCCTGATTCAACTTTTGAAGAGGGCTATATAGCTGCGCTTCAATGGATTCTGAATGAATCTGGTTCAAACGTTCGTGAAGAGTTTTTAGATCTTTGCAAAGAAAAACCTGAAATCTTAAAAGACATAGAAGAATGAACTACTTCATTGTTCACTGCGATGAAACCGGAACCGCTATCCGTAACGATAGCGGTGAGGTGAAAAGCTCATTATTGGGTGAGTTTGAAAGTGCCAGTGATGCTATTTCCCAAGCCGAAATTCAATTCGATCTTATCCATATTCACCGAGGTGTGTTTGCTGCAACAAGTAAATGTTTATTGGTGCTGATGGATGCACAGGAGTTTAGTGAGTTATGAGCACTAAGAGCGACTTTAAATTTTTATATGGGGCTATTCGAAATGCACTCGTAAGCAAAAAGATTCTCGATTTTCATTACTTAGCCAAAACTAACAATCGCCAAATGTTTAGTGCTGTGAACTACGCAATAAACGAACCAACGAATAAAGCAGCACTGCATGAGCGTTTGTGGCGATATAAGGTCTTCCGCGAATTAGTTCCTAAAAAACGTAGGTATTAGCTATGGATACAAGTCAATTAAATGAAGCTCGGGCGGTCATTAGCCCCAATCAAGAACAGCAAGAAATCGGTCTCAAATGGTGTCATCAAATCAAGAAAAAAATGATGAGCATTAAGCATCAAAGAGAAGTCACCGAAAGAGAAAAACGTAAACAGAAGTGGAAAGAACGGTTAGCGGTTAAGGCCAATAACCTACCGAGTAAAGTGGTAAAACGAGACGAGCGATTCTATGAAAACTTACAGCAAAGCAACCACCAATCCACTCAAGAAAATACCGCAACATTTACGCACTGAGTTAGCCAACTACGTCGTTACCCATCAAGCCAGTGACAAAGCGCTTTGCTATGTCACTGACCACCACACTCCATATAATGAAAAGTCCCCTCGTGATCAGGTTTTTGAATTCGCTCGCCAGGCTAACGCAAAATTAAACCTTCCTTCTGATATTCGAAATTACATTGATAAAGCAGCTGCATCTCGCTTACGTAAATACGGTTTTAAGCGTGCTATCGATTTTATCGAGAAGCGCTGTAGTGCTGCCTACTCTGCCCTTTCGGTTTTACCCGAAGCATGGTGGAGTGTGAATACTGAATTTAAACGAGCACGACTTGCTAATGAACTCGCAGGCCGTGCCCGTTTACATTTAGATTTATCTATTAAAAAAGGATTAGATGGATTTGAAGCCTTAGCAGCCATTAATGAGTTTGTTGGGGTTGGATTATGGATGCCTCAATTTGCCCCGAACCTTACTGAAAATGAAGATACGGTATTAAGTATCATTGTCCGTGTTATTGATGAAAGCGTGTGGAAACGCACCATCGAGCGCAGTGTTGCGGCTGCATTTGAAAATGCCCGACGCGCTGCAGGTATGGTTTCGCCTCATGTGTCTCCTTATGCCTCCTACTCTGCTTGTGAATGGCTCAAGGTCAGGCAAGAACGCCAGCGTGAGTGGCTTGAATTAATGGCTATAGAGAATGAAACCGGTGATCTGGTTTCTATGACCGATGTTCATGCCTCTTCGGTTTCCAATCCGGCCAATAGACGAAATGAATTAATGACTCGTATTGCTGGTTGTCAAGAATACGCAGATTCAAATGAGCATGTGGCCGTATTTGTCACAATGACCGCACCAGGTAAATACCATAGATTAAAACAGCAAGGTAAATACTGGACTGAAAATGAAAACTGGAATGGCGCCAACCCACGTGAAGCACATGAATGGTTAAATGTTTCTTTCACTCGCTTTCGTAGCGCGGCAGATAGACGCGAACTTACCTACTACGGCATGCGCGTGGTTGAACCCCACACTGATGGAACGCCCCATTGGCACGCTGTGTTTTTTATGCCATTAGAACAAGTGGCACCATTCAATGAATTGATGCAGTTTTACCAATTCCAGCGCGATGCTGATGAGTTATATTTCCCTGATGGCGCACCAAAAACCAAAGCAATGAAAGGCCGCTTTAAATCAGAAATCATTGACCGCACCCGTGGTGATGCGGTCTCTTATATTGCTAAATACATTTCTAAAAACGTCGATGGTTACGGGCTTGAAGGGCTTACCGATTTAGATGCTAAGAAAGTCCAACTACAAGAAACCGTCAAGAACGTAACCGCCTGGTCTCGTTTGTTTTCTTTTAGACAATTCCAATTTCAAAAGACACCATCGGTCACGGTATGGCGTGAGCTTCGACGCATAGAAGAAAAGCAAGAATACTGCCTATTTGAAAAGGCGCGACGTGCGGCTGATATGGGCTTCTTTTCCGCTTTCTTTGATTACATGGGCGGTCACCGCTTGCGTCAATCCATGCGACCAATCAAAACCAAGAAAGAAGAAAAAGAAAACAAGTACGGCGAAACGGTTAAAGAAATCGTTGGTTTGGTAGGTTCTGGTCTGACTGTTTTCACCCATGAAATTAAATGGAAGCTAGTAAAAGCCGAAGCGACAAAGGAGGCTCTTCCTGCTCTTGATCTTGCTCTACCTTGGACTAGTGGCAATAACTGTACGCAAACACCGAAGCAAAGTAGAAGTGAAAAAATCATCAGTAATTTCTTTCTAAAAATGGAATTAGACGGCCCCACACCAGAGTGGGAAGAACTTATGAACTCAGGTTGAGGTCACTATGAACTATTTATCACAAGGTTTAGAAACCGAAGAACGCTTCCTGCTCTTACTGTCATTAACGAAAATTCGCAGCGATAGCCAAGTAAGCGCATTAAAAAACTACTTAGTAGATGGGTTAAATTTTTCACTATCCGCTTCACTCAATGAGATAACCGAGCCGAACTTTCAACGAGCGATAAACCGCCTTGAAGAAGTGGCCAGTACCATTGAAAAAATTAAAGAAATCGACTGGATAAAATCAGTTAAGTGAGAAGTAAACATACTCACAAACCAAAGAGGAATTCATTATGCTTGTTACTTGCCCTGTATGTTTAACGAAAACACGCATCGCAACCTCTCGTGCAATATCAAGCGAGACACGAGAGCTTTACTGCCAGTGCTTAAACTTAAATTGTGGTACCTCGTTTGTGTCGCTGATCTCTTTGGTTCGCATAATTAAGCCCACAGGAAAACAACCAGATATAGAGCTTCAGCCAGAGTTACGCAAGAACGGTAATCAAATGGATATTTTTGAGGAGAGAAGAGCATGAGTTTTATATATCACGGATTTTTCATCGAAGACATGCTGATTTGCATGGCTAAACATGAAAAAAACATAATCATAAATTTGGAATACATCGGCTTTGATTATGGTTGGAAGCTTACTGTTGCAAATGAAGAGCATGGAAGGTTTGAAGAATATGGCCATATTACAACCTTAGTTACAAAAGCATTTAAACCATACCTGCCCGAAGCAAAAATAAAGTTCAATCAACTAAAAAAAGTTTTGAGCGGTACGATTGTTAAAAGAATTAATGGTTACAAGTGCTGAGACAAGAAAAGACGGTGGTTAAACTTGATATGAGCACCTCGATAATCCTCCCCTTATGGAGAATTGAGGAGTATCATAATATGAGTATGTAAATAAAAAAGACAGTAATTAAAAACTCATTACGTGAAAGCATCTGAGCTCTGTTTAGGGCAGGGATGTTACTCTTGGAAAGTCATAATAATTAGACTTTATCATGACTAATACTCGTATTGCTGATTACCGGTCTATTTGCTTATATTTTAAATTCTCGCATTTAAACAACCCATTTGGGAATGGTACGTATGGCCCTATATAAAAAAGTTATATCGAATATATTAAACATAAGAAAAAATAAACTTAGTTCAATTGACACTATCCCTAATAACCCATGCGTGATTATTGACGCAACATTTAACATTGGGGATTATATGGCCATATCACCAATTATAGAGGCTGTTATGTTACAGTGGGAAAACCCAAAAATCACGATATTGTGCACATCAAAAAATGAAGATGCTGTAAAATTCGATGACCGCGTTGATTATATCTGCCTTCCTGACAAGAAAAAATGGCTTCAATATCCCGCAATACTAAAAGAAAAATTAAATAGGCCTATTGATTTACTTATTGAACCGGCTTCTCTAGATTTGCCTTATCGAAGCATAATTGGCTTTATTATAAAGCCTGATTTGACTATAGGACTTGAACCAGAAAAGTATAAGTGCATACAAAACCCCAAAGAAACGATAATTAAAAATAATATTAGTCAGCCACAAATCTACTCAAATATGATGAAAGCATACGGATTTAAAGAAACTCAGGGTGTTTTTAAAGTATATGAAGACAAAACAACACATCGAAAAATACAATCAAACCTAGATAATAAAAATATAACCGATTATATTGTTTTTAACCCTTTCGCTTCGATTGAAAAGCGCTCTTGGGATATTGGTAAAAGTAAAAACTTCTTAACTCATTACTTAAAAAAAGGCGGAGATTGTTTACTTCTATTACCAACATATATCGAGAATAAAGATAGTTGGGAAAGAGAATTAAAAGAGATTTGCAATGTTTTTCACGTTGAATCTATTCAAGAGTCTATTTATCTAATTAAAAATGCTAAAGGCGTGGTCTCGGTTGATACCTCTATTGTGCACATTGCCAGTGCGTACAACGTACCCACGGTAGGTATTTACCATGAAAAAAGTTTTAATCGTAAAGAATGGCACCCACAAAGTGATAAATCCATGATTACTTGTTTAGATTGGGATGTAGATAAAATTATTGATGCAACCACCATACTTAATTGAATAATGGGCGATCAATTGGTTATGTGAATCAGTTAATTGGCCCTGCATTTAGAACTTTACTTTCTCGTAACATGGCATGATCAGTTATGAAAACATCAGGTACGGAGATAGACTTTTAATTTTCGTCATGATTTCTGTGCTTTAATTAAAATGAGTAATTTTCTAATGTAAAAGGAAAGACCGCCCTACGCGGTCTTTTTTGTGCTTAATGTATAATAGATTGTCAGTATTTTTTATTATGATAATTCACACCTTAATCGTACCCATACGAATAATGATTAATTAGATAAGGATTAGTATGATTCAAAAAACCTTGGTAATGCTTCACTTTATGGAATTGAAGTATGGTCTTAATGTTGCGGTTAATTTCAGTTATTTACGGAAAGCCATTAATGAATAAATATGACTATTTAGCCAGATATGGCTAAGTTCAATTATTAATAATTCGCTGATTACAATTATACCTGAGTAGTGAGACATAAGGATCGCATAAACTAAAAAAACGCACGTTTGCGATCTTAAAGGATCTCTATATTCGCCATATAAAACAGCCTTAAGTACCCACTAAACAAAGACTTGCCCATAATATCTCTGTCCTTACCGATTGCGCCTATTTTTCGTTTTTTTATAGGTATGAATTTTGGTGGGGAGGAGGGGGTGAGTCCGAATAAGCCAATATCGCACCCACCCTGGTGTTAATTTCTGCGTCTTTGAGCAGGTTTTACAGGTTGTGTGTTATGTGGGAAAGAAAGTACGAACAAGGTCGCTGGAATGGCCTGACGCTTAACATACTCAGCACCGCGCTTGATGGTGGAAAACGTCTGCAGGTTTCGGAGATTCCTTATGCCGACTTACCAGGCATTAAAATCATGGGCAGCGCCGCCAATAAGATTGACCTTGATGTTGTGTTTGTCGGTGGCGATTCGCTAAACGATGCCAATGCTTTATTGGCAAGTTTGAACCAAACCGCTAAGGGCGAACTGGAGCACCCATGGCTAGGCGAACTGCCTCTAGTTTTTAATACCTACTCGCAAAAAATCAATACCACATTAGGACTTGTTACCCTAACGCTCAATTTCATTCGTAATACCAAACCAATCTCAACGGTAACGACGAACGTCGCCACCACAACTCTCATCGAACAAACCGATGCCGTCGAACAGCTTTCCACTGAAACGTTCGTGGACGATGTTAATAATATGGGCATCAGTGATATCCGGACTTTGCAGACTGATTTTACAAACTTTGTCGGCGAGCTCACCGGTATTGCGACACGGTTAACCGTTCCTAGCCAGGTGCTGTCTTCATTAAACCAAGAGCTCAATAGCGCGATGGTCGCCATATCCAGCATTGCGAATGCTCCTGCACAGTTTGCACAGCAATTAAGTTTAACCATTGATAGTGTGGCGAATGCGGTTCAATCAGAAGATGATGCCGTCAATGAAGCGGTTGATAACTCACGCATGGCACAAGCGAGCATGTTAGATAGCATTAACCCGAATACACCTAGCGCTCATTACAATGTGCAAGCCACCGTGGCCGCCGTCAAAATGAGTAAAGACATCGCTCACTTAGAAGAAGCGCCAACCTTTACTATTACCGAAGCAACCACTCAACCGGCTATTACGCTGAGCGATATAAACCGCATCAGTACCCAATTAGATGTTTGTATTGCCGGCGTTACTACCGTATCCACACTAGAAAGCCTTGCGTTATTTGATGCGCTCACCACCTTAAAAGAAAATGTAAACACTCAAAGTGACAAAGTACAAAAAGGAAGCCAACCCAAAAGCGCCATCGAATCAGCGCGCTTTCAGCCAGCTTTGGTGATTTCTCATAACACTAGTCATGATGAAGACCTAGTCACCGCCTTAAATCCCAATCAGCACCCTTTATTCTTACGAGGCAATATTGCCGTGGGAGTGAATCAATGAGCACCCTTTCCTTACTCATCGATAAAAAGCCGATCATATTTTTAAGCGCAGAACTGACCTATGACATTGAGCAGCTTGCTCACACCTTTCATTGCACGATTGAACCTCTTGCTATCAATAAACCGTTGCCGGTTGAATTCAAGCTTGATGGAAAACGTATATTTTCTGGTGTCATTGATAACGCTTCGACCTCAACCCAAACCAGTGCGTATTCTATGGAGATTTCAGGGCGCTCAAAAAGTGCCAACATGATTGATTCACGCATCACCATGGACGCGCAATACGGCCAAACATTGGAAGCATTATTACGCAGTGTGTCTAAAAATTTTGGTCTAACGGTTAATAGCCTAGTCAACACCAAGCCAGTTGAAGAGTTTCAAATTAATGCCGAGTCGCCAGTCGATAACCTAGCGCAACTCGTAAAGGAACAAGGTTTTATCTTAGTTGAGCGAGACGGCGTGTTAACGATTGAAAACCCAGCGCACTCGCCAGTAAATGCTGCTGCCTTGGAAGTAGGTTCCAACATTGGGTCCTTAAATCTAGAACGTAACTTCACCAATCAGTTTTATCACATCGAAGTGCAAGGACAATGGGATGATGCTCATGCAGCCGTCACCTATGCACCGGCCAATACCATGCGAAAAACCGTGTTTGTGTGCGACCAATTGCAAAGCGCAGAGGCTTGCCAATCACGCGCACAATATGAGCGTTCTTTAGCGATTGCCAAGGGCTTAAATGCTTCAGTATCGATTGATGATGTCATTGAGGCTTTCACCTGCTCCGCTATCAATCGCACCATTCGAGTGATCGACCAATACCAGGACTTTAACGAAATGCTATTAATCAAATCGGTTTCAATATCGGTGGATGACTCCAGCACGAAAACATCATTAACCTTATTTCGACCTTTTGCGGAGAAATCTAATGTCTGACCAATCCATGTTTAATCGCCTAATGAGTCGCATCAAAAACATGATAGTAATCGGTTCGGTCACCGGCTCTGATACCAAGATGCTGCAGATTCAAACCTCGACCGGCAAAACAAACGACCGAATTAAACGCCTGCACAATTACGGTTTTATGAGTCGCCCCAAAGTTGGTGCACGCAGTTACGTTTTATTTCTTGGCGGCGTATTAAGTCGCGGTGTATCGGTTTGTGTTGAGGACGAACGCCATGAGATGGAATTAAAAGAAGGCGAAGTGGCCATGCTCGATGACAAGGGCAACCTCGTTCACTTTACAGGAAATGGAATATCCATTACCTCTCTGGGCGATGTCACCGTGAATGCTAAAAACATAAAACTAAATAACGGTACCGGAGTGATCACTTGCGAAAGTATTTGCCCTTTCACCGGCAGCCCACATGTTGACGGTTCAAAAACAGTTACCGCACAAAAGTAGTACAAGGAGCATATCGCTGATGCCTATTTCAAATAGCTCACTTAAAACCAAAATAATCACGCAGATGAAAGGTAAGGGATTTGTGACCGAAGGTGAGTTTGCCAAATCTGCCGATTTAGCCGAAGCCATTGCCAATGCGGTCGTGGAGGAGATTACGACCAATGCATTAGTCGTCGTCAATAAAGGCAGCTCTGCAGGGAGTTATAAAGTCACATGAATTACTTTTCTTTATCAACACTAACCTCCTCAATGACGACACAAGACGGTCTCAAACATGCGGTGTTGCAAAGCTTATTAAATCACGGTGAATCAACCAAAAATGATCGCGCCCGTATGAATAATAATGAGCGTGGCGGCGTGTGGTCAGAACAATATACGCCAGGTGTTGGCTCTCGTGATTGGACATTACAACGAGAAAAGAATACGGCACAAACTGCCAGTCGTGCAAAGCGCTTTTATGAAGAGGCATTGGCATGGCTAGTTGATGGTGGACACGTTCAAAGTATCAACGTTCAAGTAACGGTTATTTCAGCGAACGCGTTAGCCAGAAGCGTGACATTAACATTAAACGATGGCTCTCAATTTGAGGTTCCTTTATGAGTACGCAACGCAGTCTGCAAGCCTTAATTAACCGGGCAACCTCGACGCTTATCACCACAACCGGTCAAAATAATCCAGCCATTCACGCGATCGCTTGCGCCATTGCCGGTGTCAGTTATGGCCAGTATGGTTATCAAGACCAACTGTTTCGTGAAATGCAGCCAGAAACGGCGTCTGAGCCTTGGTTGTATTTGCATGCCCAGCGCCATGATGTTGTACGGCTACTGCCTACCTTTTCTCAAGGCTTGGTGCAATTTGAGTCATTGGCCGAGGCCGTGCTTATTCCTCAATCAACGGTTTTAATTGATAAAGCCGGCAATGAATACCAAACCTTGAAAGCGCAAATGTCGGATGAAGATGTGGCTGTCATTGCTCTCATCGCTGGCATTGAAGGCAACCTACCGGCTGGCAGTATTTTAACCCTATCAAAAGCCATAAGCGGCATCAGTCCTGATAACGTATTGTGTTTAGGTTTTGATGGTGGCGCTCCGATTGAAGATATTGAGCATTGGCGAGAGCGAATTTGTACCGCTTATAACCAAGGGGAAGAGGTTGGTCGTCGTGAAGATTATGAAAGCTGGGCGCTATCGGCGCATTCTGATGTTGACTATGCCTGGGCGCTAGATAACACACCTGAGCGTGGACTGGTTCAAGTCTATATCGGCGCGCGTGAAAACGATCCAACCGTTGGCCCTGAAGTGATTTCAGCCGTACAAGTGCACATTGATTCAGAGCGATTAGCCGGTTGCCACCCAACCGTCGCTATCCCTACCCATAAAGCGATCGATATTGAAATTCAAAATGTTCAAGACGAAGCCACTCGCGCCGATATCATTATCGCCTTGGAAGATTTATTTAAAGATAAAATGGGACAGCGTGACGAATCCGTCAATCCACCGGTTCAAGTGAGTATTACGCCAACGGAGATTGTGTTGGCCATTGCGCCTATCACCAATAGTTACATAGTGAAGCAGCCAACCGAAGAGCAATTTATTACCGATAGTGAAATTCATATTCTTGGGGAGGTCACATGGACACCTCTGACTTAGTCATTGATTACACCACTCAAGATTTTGAGCAAGCGATCCGCCTTTTACTGCCTAAAGGCCAATATTGGCAAGAAGCAACCAACACCAAACTCACCGGTGTCATCAAAGGTATGGCAACCGACTTCAAAGTCACCCACGATGAAATTCAACTCGCTCTGTTATCTGATTTTTCCGAAAGTCTATTTGGCTGGAAAATTGCCGATTATCAAAACCTTCTCAATCAAAACACTCAAGGGTTGGTGTTTGATGATAAAGCGACACCCAACCTAATCAGCGTATCTCTTGCGAATAATTGTCGAAGTGAAAATGCCTTTAACGATTTTGAAAAGGTGCGTTTACCCCACACCGAAATTCAGTGGAGAGCGAGTACCAGTACAACTGAACATATTCAAGCGACCAATGCTCGCCACATTCGAAATACCACTCAACATGAGGTTACATCATGAGTCTTGTTATCACCGATGCAGGTATTGCCGCATCCATTCACGCCGAAGAGCTAGGCGTAGAATACAAAATCACCCATATTGCCATTGGGCTTGAGGGTTATTTGCCTACCGTAGACCAAACGCAATTAAAGCAAGAAGCGGTACGAAAGCCATTAAGTCGTGGCTCTGTTCCGGCCCCTAGTCAATTACATTTTGAAGCCGTGTTTGATGATGACTCGGCTTTCGAAGGTAAAGAGATTGGTTACTTTTTAGAAGATGGAACGCTATTTGCCGTAGATAGCCGCGGCGGCGAAATCATGTCATTAAAACGCTCAAATACCATCATCACCGAAGCGTTTGAACTCAATCTCGCCGGCTCAGAAATCACCAATATCACCGTTGAAATTATGGGCACCCCGTATGCAAGTGAAACCGTTGCTGGCATTGCGAAGATAGCCACCAATGAGCAAGTTGATGAAGGTATTGATGACAGCTCATTCCTTACGATTAAAAAATTCACCCGAGCATTAAGTGCCAGTTATGTGATCAATAAATTGGTTGAAAACTTGTGGCTAGGAATTGCGAAGCGTATTTGTCCTGTTGGCGTTCCTTTGCCTTGGGGCTCCGATATCGCGCCAGAAGGGTTTGCCATTCATAAAGGACAAGCTTTTGATGTTGTCGCCAACCCTGAACTCGCCAAACTTTACCCAGACGGCATCATTCCTGATATGCGCGGACTTGGCATTATTGGTAAAGAAGATGGTGAGTTGGTTTTGGCGTATGAAGAAGGCCAAGTTAAGCAACATGGACACCCTAACTCTACAGTCAGCTCGACTAATTTAGGAACAAAATCATCGAACACCACTGGTAACCATGCCCATGGCGCACCCGGTGTCGGTTTTTTAGTGAACCAAGGCGGCACTCGTACATGGGGGCCACCAGGAGGATCGGCAATTGGTTATCAAGATTCCACCGAATACGCAGGCAACCATGCGCATACCGTAGCCATTGGTTCCCATGCCCACAGTGTTGTGATTGCCCTATTTGGCGCACTTAAAAACACCATCAACCACCGTAAATTTAACTGGATAGTGAGACTTGCCTAATGAATGCCATTCAACCTAAATCAATTACTTTATCCGTATCTAAAATTCATCCCGAAGGATGGTGGCTGGGTAATACACAAGAGCATGTCGCCAAAGGCACTGCATTAGGCGTAGATTATACCGAGAATATTTACATACCTAGCAGCAATGAAATGATCGGTAAATATGATTGGGAAACCAATACCTGGTCAGAAATCAAGAACAAAGCTTTAGACGAGTTTTGGACCCCAAATGGACAACAATGTGTCATTGGGACACCCAATGGCGATTATCCAGAATGGGCAGTATTAGAAGCGCCGCCAGAATATGATACTCAAAAACAAACCGTACTTTATCAAGATGAAAAGTGGTCTATTTATGATATTGAAATTGGTAAACCCTATTGGGATAACGAAGGTAATGAGCTAATTATTTCTGACTATAATTTCACGCTACCAGAAAACCATACGTACATTAAGCCGCCAAAATCAAAAGACGGCTTTGCCATCCGATTAGTAGATGATGAATGGCAAGCCATTGAAGATTTTAGGGATCGCATTATTTACGATTGCGCCGATGCCACACGTTCAGAAGTCGTCCAAGAACTTGGTAAGATTAAAGCAGGATTCACCCTTGAAGAGCCTAAAACTCAATATGATGAATGGGTAAATCAAAAGTGGATAACCAATCAAGAAAATCTATATATCAATAACTTTAACATGGTCGATGATAAGCGCCGCCAACTTTATGCAACAGTATGTGATCCGCTAATAGCCGAAGCCAACATCAAACGCTTACAGGGTTTTGAAGGTGAAGCGAAAGATATTGAGGCCAAAGTATTAGCCGCACGACTAGAAATACAAAACTCAAACCCTTGGCCATTACCACTCTCTTCATAATATTCCTTAAACACAATTAAAGCCGCTTAATGCATTCACCGACATTAAACGGCTCTTTCTAATTGAAAGATATAGGATAAGCATTCGTATGACCCAACCCCCTCGCGCGATATGCTAAAGCTCAAACTCGACAAACTTAAAAGCGCTTACCTTCTCTTACGAGTGATGAATGCACTTTCAGTCGGCATATTTCAAATAATAAAGAGAATTCTAAGCATGAATGAAATGGAGTTTAAGGTGATGGTAATTTCATTCCTTGATATGGCCGGATTAAAAAAGATAGGAACGTCTGTCATTGCGACGTTGATTAGCTTTGGGGTAAATGACCTCGCTCAATTGATAGCTATTACAGTAGGTATTATTTCCGGTGTAATGGCCATTCGCCACTATGCGGTTGCGACACAATTAAATAAGGCCAAATTGGCTCGGTTAAAACGAGGAGATGATTCCATGATGGATGAAGAGGAAACCTCCCCATGAGCCTAAAAACCAAAGCCACACAAGCCGCAATATGTTCGGTAACTGCCATCTTAGCCATCGTATTTAATATTGATGATAGTTTACATGTGAGTAAAAACGGCCTACGTCATATTGCGAATGAAGAAGGTTGTCGCTCAAAAGCTTATCAATGCAGCGCTCATGTTTGGACGGTTGGCTTGGGGCACACCACTGACATTAAGCCAGGCATGAAAGCCACCAAAAAAGAGATCGCCGAATATTTTGTGAAAGATGTGGGACAAGCGGAAACGGTGGTCAATAAAAATATCACCCAAAAACCGAGTCAGGCTGAATATGACATGATGGTGAGCTTTGTTTTTAACCTTGGCGCGAGTAACTTTACCAAGTCAACATTGCTTAAAAAGTTCAATCAAGGCGATAAGTCTGGTGCGTGTTGGCAGTATCCGCGATGGATTTATGTTGATGGGCAGGATTGTCGTCTAGAGGATAGTAATTGCTCTGGCATTCCGAAACGCCGAGAAACAGAAAAGAACGTCTGCTTGAATGGTTGGGGATAGAGTGGACGTACTCACTTCAATCAAAGCGGCCTTTAAATGGCTCATTATTATTACTTTGTTACTTAGCATCTTTATTAACTACCGTTTATTTGACTACAGCAATGAACTCAAGCAAGACAACCAGCAACTCTCGCAAACCCTAAAAGCTCAGCAACAAAATAATGACCACCTAGCCACGAAAATTGAGTCTCTCAATCAAGACAGGAAGCATGCACAACAAGTGCAAGATGACATGGTCAACAGGCAGCAACGTGCGCGCCTCGCTTTAGAAAACCGACTGAAACAACTAAAAAAGGAATTAGAACATGCGCCCTGCAATAACCAGCCTATTGATTATCCTGCTCAGTGGGTGTCAGGGTACAAATACGATAACTGAATATCAGTATCATGAAACCACTAAGGTGCCGAATGCTGCTTATTTAGTGAAGTGCGAACTGCCATTCAAAGCGCCACCCAAAACCTATGGCGAGGCAGTTACTCGTGATGAAGTGTGGCTCAATGCCTTTAGATTATGCGCGTGTAAGATAGAAAAAAATCGTGAGTTTTATGGTTATTCCAATAAAAACAGCGTCTGCTCCTCACTCGATATGAATGTAGGTAAATAATAAATGCTGGCGAAATAATTCGACTCATTACCTTGTTTAACTTAACCTCCCTTCAGAAAGCCCAATATAATCATCAGAATTACGAACTGCTTCACGCTCAGCTTTTAGATTGTATACCTTATAGGCTAATCAGCAATCACTACAGAGATTAGCTAGGCTTGCTATTTATCTTGTTTATCCTATCAAGATCTTGTTTTAGACATAAATATTTGTTTCAGCGGAATAAATAATAAAAACTATGAAAGTAATAACTGCAGAGTCAAGTTATGCTTAATTTATTTAACTTAGGTTAAAAAAACCAATTCATATAATACGGTAAATGTGGTGCCTTAATGTGAAATTTAGTATTTTTACTGTACCACCACGTATTAGGCTATAAATTAAATTTTGCAATGTTTAACATATTAATAAGGAATTTGCGTGAAACGAATCAAATTATTAGGCTTACTAACCCTTACTTTCTCAACTTATTCATTAGCTAGCGGAAATCCAGAATTTACCGCATTTGCTTTAAAACAAGCTCATAACAAAGGCTTCTATATTTGTGATACCGCAATTAAGAACACGTTTCGCCTAGCATCAGGTTCAGACATAAGAGTAAACGCGTCTTGGTTTAATGAAACCAAAAAAGATTCAATAAAGTTAACCGCAGTGTATGGCTCAAAAGGTGATAGCATATTCACAGAAGCTGAGTATAGAAAATTATCAGGGAAATGTTATGTGACAGAAACCACTATTATAACAACAGCAAAGTCTTGTACTGCCTATGCGAGCGAAATGAAAGCATTTAACTATGTTGCTGAAACTGGAGATTACATTTGGATGGAGAATAAAGGCGGAATTAATATGTTACTCACACCAGTGCAAAGTTCATGTGTTGCTACCTTTCAAAGGAGTAACATCTTATAGGTAACTGTATAAAACTAAGCATATTTGGGTGTGAGTTTTTTTGTTGTCGTGGTTTATATACAAACTGAGAGGATTATTGTCCTTCAGGCTCTAAGCTTGTATATTCTTTAATAGTAATCACTTCCATCCCCACAAAATCATTCAACTCACACACTTGCTCTAGCAATGGTACCAATTCATTTTTGTAGAACACGCGATCGACTTTATTTAAGTCAGAACTGGATGCGAAGCCTTCACGTACGATACTCATTAAATCGAGCGGAATGCGGTGACTGGCCAGAACATCTTCCGTGGTTTTGCTCTTGATATTTTTAAATTCGTCTTTTGCTTCCACTTGGCCTATTGGTGTGAGTTCCGGTGCTTTCCCATCTTTGCCTTTACCGTTAATAAACAGGTTTTTGAAAGCTATTTTCTTCGATAACTTATCCTTAATATCTTTTTCTTGTTCACCGGTTAAATTGGGATCGTTCATATACAACAAGTAGCCAGCATGAGAGCCATTTAAGTAATATTTACGGCGAAACAAGGTCGCATCTTCATTAAGCCAAATGGAACTCAGTGCCCCGATATATTGCGGCAATCCATATATTTCTTGGCATACATCGTACTCCCCCAAATGAAAGACTTGCCCTGCTTTATAATCCACTCGCCCTTCATCACTGTATTCACGGGGCTTGTACACATACTCGTTAATATTTTCTTTGCGGCGCATGTACAGCGCTGGCAAATGCTTAATTTCCACCACATCACCAAGCCGGTTACGAACAATAGAAAAGTAGCCATTACCAAAAGTTAAAAAGTCACCCATAAAACGTTTAAACTCACGGCGCTTAATTAAAGGCGATAATTCCGCTGAGCTCGATGCCATATTACTTTTTACATATAACGCCGAACCATGCATAGGGTTAGCACGCACCGCTTTAGCTAAGGTATCAAGTGCGATAGGCGGCTCATATAATCCATCAACTAACGCCACTTCCATGTAACTTAAAATATCAGCGGTCATAACGCTTTCAGGGGAATCAAATGTGATCACAATGTGCCTCTTATAAAATTATTGCACTATAGAAATGACACTGTGGTGGTGTCATCGCGTAAAATATCAATCGGCTCCCAATGCAACACATGCATAGCGGCCCAGGCTAAATCGGCATGAGAGCCCACTTTGCTACGATTGGAAATAAAGGTAATTTGGTTACTGGCTTTGGTGGTGTGTTGTCTTATCATCAAAAAGGAATGCACCAGGTCATCCCACTCATCATCAAACTGAAGACGACCAGCGTTAATAATTTCACGCGCTTTGTACGCCATCATCCGTTTCATTTCGGGTGAATAATCCACCTCAATTAAAGCCGGATAAAACTTGCGAACTAATTCAGCCACCGCCGAGCCAACACCGCCCACATCCATTTCAAGATGCACAACGTTGTATTTTTTGGTGATCGCTTCAATGGCCGTGGCTTGTGCTTCATAGCTCGCCCCTTTTAAGCGAATACGCTCAAGCAATCGAAATACGCCGCCTTTCTTCTCAGGTTTTAAGGCCACAATTAAGCCGGCATCATCCGAGCCTTCACCTTGGCCGCCACCACGGGGATCGTAACCCACCAACACCTCACGCCGGCCAGCCGGGTGCAAGTTATCTAATTGAACATCTTTCCATAACGAGGTGTCGGTTTTGCACATCAATAGCGCTTTGATGCTAAAGAACGAGGTCGCATCATCGAGGAATACGCATCGTAGCAAGTTATCAAACACCGACTTATCAGGGTATTTACGATGAAGCTTATCCAGGTTAAAGAAGTTCGCACCACCGGCAATCGCATCATCCACCGTAATAATTTGGCGGAAAATCCCATCAACACCCATTGAACCGTTTTTAAGTCCTTTGTGGCTGACATCGATGTTGTTCTCTTTTGCTCCGGACCACTTCGAATAGGCTTCATGGGCGGTACTCGATGGCGTCGATAAATACGTGGTGCGGTATTGTGCTTGAATGGACATGCCGCCGGCAAAATCATCCAATTCTTTAAATTTTGGTATCCAAAAGACTTCATCGAAATACAAGTGGCCATTGAAGCCTTGACTGGTTCGCGCATTGGTCGATAAGAAATTTAAACAGGCACCGTTCGAGAGCCACAGCTCATCCTTGCCCTTTAATTCGACATCACCAATTTCAAGCGCAAAGCGGCGAATGTAGTTCTTAAATATTTCACTTTGCTTGCGTGAGGCCGATAAGAATATTTGGTTGTCGCCATTAAGAATGGCATCTTCAAAAGCTTCAAATGCGAAGTAGTAAGTTAGACCAATTTGGCGAGATTTCAGATAGAACCGGAATTCATTAATGTCATTATTGAGCTTATGACCATGAATGTCTTTTTGATATTGAAAGAAGGTTTTCTCTCGAAAATCGGCCAGCATTTCAGCCGTAATGCCAGAGATATCATTCTTGGTTCTATTGGCCGGTCTGCCTCGACGTGGCCCACCGGATTGAGTACCAGAACTCGACGTTTCTTTTGCTTTTAATGCCTGATCCCGTTTGCGCTTTTGCTCAAGTAATAACTCTAATTCTTTCAGTTGAGATTCGTGCTTTTTATCGACCCACATCAAATAGGCAATACGTTGCCTCATCATCAATTCAACCGGCGCATCATCGCGCAACGCTTTCCAATCAAACTTTGAGATCCATTGCTGAATCGTTCGAGTGGCCACATTGAGCTTTTCGGCAATTTCTACCGGTTTGTACTGACGTAGGTAATAACCCAGCGCATAAGTTTGCGCACTGGTGTAAAGCGGTTCGTCAATGGATTGGCATTTATCGTTCATAGCTGCAGTGTGCAATAAGCTTTGTTTTTCCTCAGCTTATCAACATTCTAGATTGAGGTTTTAGGATCGAGATGAATATAAAAGGTCGGTGGTTTTCGCTAAATTAAACTCAGAAATCACAAGAGGCAAACTCATGTTTCAATCTGAACCTATTTGTATATTAACTGCCGGCCCAACTATTGACGGCCGCTTCATTGAACAAAAAGTCATTGATGATATGGCTGAGCTTTACGACCCCAAAAAATATAACGCTCGCATTAATCCAGAGCACTTCCAGTGCGCTCCTAAGTACGGTTCGGTTGCCTCTGTTGAAAAACGAGACAACCAACTCTTTGCCATTTTAAAACCTAATTCTTTACTGCTTAAAACCATTGAAGAAGGTCAGCTTTTGCATACCTCTTGTGAGATTGAAGGGAATTATCAAAACACCGGTCGCAGTTATTTAACCGGCCTTGCGTTAACGGATGAGCCTGCATCGATGGGCACTACCGAAATGCACCTATCAGCAAGTGCTCAAAGCGTCAGTAAAAGCCGTGAACATTTCAGCTCAGGCGCGACATTGAGCATGGATAATTGGACGGCTCAAAACGAACCAAATAATGAACAAGAAGACCGCAAATTTTTTAGCCGGTTAAAACAATTATTGAGCATTACATCGGATACTCAAACTAAAGAACATGAAGAGAAGGACATTGAAATGAATGAAGAAACAAAAGCGATGTTTGAAGCGCAAAAAGAACAAACCGAAGCACTAACCTCTGCAGTTACATTGCTCACGGCTGCGGTGACAGGATTAAAACAACAAGAAGCAGCGCCTGCAGAAGAGCCGGAAGCAGAACAAGACGACACCACCAAGTTAAGCGCAAAAGTGGACGACCTAGCAACCAAGTTCGACACGCTCACCGAAAAGCTAAGCAAAGTCACCGATGAACAAGAACGCGACCTTGCTGGCGGTGGTAATGCTGGCGGTTACTTATAACAAGCTCGCTATCGCAGCTTTCCTTTTAAATTTATTTTTAATTGTTAAGGTATTTCTATGTTAGAAACCACTAAAAAAGCCGTTGCTCTGTATACCGCAACGGTCGCAAAACAAAACGGTGTAGACGATGCGACAGAACGATTCAATGTTACACCGGCTGCCACTCAAAAAATCATTGCCCAAATTCGTGAAAGTAATGAGTTTTTAAAGAAAATTAATATCCTAAGTGTAAAAAATCAAAAAGGTGAAGCGCTAGGGCTTGGCGTCAGCGGTATGATTGCTAGCCGCACAGACACAAGTTCAGGCAAAGAGCGTAAAACCAAGGCCGTCTACAATATGAAGCCAATGCCTTATATGTGTGAACAGACTAACTTTGATTCCCATATTCGCTACGCTCAATTAGATGCCTTTGCGCACCTAAAAAACTTCAATCAAATCATCTCAAACCAAACTCGTGAGCAGATTGACGCTAACAAAATCACCATTGGTTTCTATGGTAAGTCATGCGAAGCCAACACCGATGCTGAAGCAAATCCAAACGGTGAAGATGTCAACAAAGGTTGGTTCCAGGCAATACGTGACAACAACCCTGCTGGTATGTTTAAAGAAGGTGCAACACCAGGTGAAATCCGTATCGGTGAAGGCGAGCCAATGGTCGATGATGGTACTGACACCGGCACCCTTATTGGCGCAGGTGTCGGTGATTTTATCAACTTAGATTTGGCAGTAATGAACGTCAAAGGCCTACTTGGTGATGCTTGCATCAATTCGCCAGATTTGGTCTCCATTATCGGCTCTGATTTATTGTCGTATGACAAAGCTAAGTTTTACGCCGCCAATGGTAATAAGCCAAGCGAAAAATCACGCATTGAAGACAAGCAAGTGATCGGCACTTATGGCGGCCTACCTGCGGTGTCGGTACCGGGTTTCCCTGCAACCGGCATTTTAGTCACAAGCTACAGCAACCTATCGATTTACATTCAAGAAGGTTCGGTTCGCCGCTCAGTTGCCACTAAAAATGACAAACTTGATCAGATTGAAAACTTTGAATCAATGAACATGGCTTACGTGGTCGAACACCTTGAAAAAGCCGCAGCACTTGAATTTGAAAACGTTAAATTGTGGATTAATGGTGAATGGGTATAACCCAAGCATTTTTTCATTTAATTAAATAAGAACAACCCCTCAGTAGGCTATCAATTGTTTATCAAAGCCGGTAATTAACCGCGAATTGATGCACAAGTGTTTAGCCTACTCCCCTCTTTTTTTGGGAACCGCATTATGAGTATGCAATTTGTCGGTAATAAAGATGAGATTTACGACTCAACGCTGCCTGCTACGGCTCAATATCCTGAACTTAAAGTCTCAGAATTCCAGTCTCTGTTTCATTTCCTCAGTAATGAAACAGAGCCGGGCATTTTGCAACAGCTCACTATTGCTCGAATCACGGTAAATCGAGAATTGCTTAATATATTTCCATCTACCGTTACGTTGGATGAATTTTCACAACAGCAATTTGGTGACACGAACACCGGTACCACCCTTTATAAACAAGCGGTGTTTTCATTAGCCGCCAACTTCATTGTCGGTAACCAACTCAGCACCAACGCCACTAGTGATGCAAGTGATCGCCAAGAAGCGCTGCAGCAAAAAGCAGAGAATTGCCTGGTGCAATACCGACGCGCAATGGATTTACTTGGCAATGGCGTCGAGACCTATTGTTTTGAAGTGGTGTAGGAGCCTATATGAAAGCATTACAAAGTTTAACCACCCTTTTCACCCAACAAGTCACCGATGCTGGCAACTTAGAAGTATGGGCGGAAGATGGCGAATTGAAATGCACTCAAGGCAATAGCGTAGATGGGTTTGATATTGCGTACACCGTGATTATTTCAATGAGCAGCGTTGATGTTCAGCCTCATATTTTAATGATGCACCTAGTCAACTGGCTCAACCAATACGATATTGACCGCGCCGAAAAAGGACTAGAGCCACCAACCTTTGCGGTGCAATTACTCGATAAAGGCCTATGTGACATAAAGCTCAAAGTGGATATTCAAGAAAGCTATGAGCTTGAAGAAAACGACAACGGCAACTGGCTACAAGCCACCACTCGTTTTGAATGCGTCAGCGCTTTTATGAAAGCGCCAACTGAAGAAACGCTCCCCCCGTTCAAATATCTTGATGGCCCCAATCAAGTGATCGCGTTATGAAGCTCACGAATCCCGACCAATTAACCCGTGCATTAAACGCGCTTGTTTTAACGGATGCTGAAAAATTTGATTTAAACCGACGACTGGCCAACCGAACGCGTCAGTATTTTCGTGAACAAATTCGTAAACAACGGGACATTGACGACAAGCCATATCAAGGGCGTAAGAAGCGAAAAATAACGCTAGATAGCAAAACCAAGCAAGCCAAAGACAATAAAAATATGCTAACCGGTTTTAGTCGCGCTTTAACCACCCGTGTGGACAAGCAGAATTTTGAAGTCGGCTTGTCTGGCGTTGTTGGCAACATGGCTAAAGAACATAACGAAGGCTTAGGCCTCTCGTTCACCACTCGCGTCAATGGTTTTTACAACTCAAAAACCAACCGTTGGGAAGGTGGTAGCGGCGTTAAAAACAATTACAAGATGACCAAGCGAACCTTCATAGGTTGGACGCCCAAACTAGAAAAAGAACTACTCGCCATGGTGGCTGAAAACTTTGCCAATGGCGCGAAAAATTAACGCCAACTACGACCACTCAAAGCATGGGAGAAAAGCATGCGTGAAATGATGATTAAACCCAAGGGTGAACTACTCGTGCGAGATCCAGAAACGCGAGTGCCCTTGAAAAAACAAGGCGAAACCAAGCCACGCAATTCCTATTGGTTGCGCCGAATTCAAGATGGCTCGTGTGAGCTTATCGCCAAACAACCGACGGAAACTGTAACTACAGTAAAAGCCGAAACCAAGAAGGATAACGCATGAGTATCAGCTTTTCAGAAGTGCCGAGTAATGCTCGCGTACCAGGCGTTTACATTGAAATTGATAATAGCCTCGCCAATAGCGCCGAAGCTCAGCAATTAGTTTTAATCATTGGTAACGCAATTGAAGGCGCAACCGTACCGCCTAACAAGGTTGTACTTTGCTTAAACAAGGACTCAGCCTTAGCACAATTTGGTGATTCAGACGTGACCAAAATGGTGACTTGGTTTACCAAACAAGACGAAACTTTACCGATTTACGCGGTTAGTGTCGCGGATGCTGATTTGATGAGCGCACTAGCCTCATTAGGGGATACGCAATACCATCATATTGTGTGTGCATTGAATGATGAAACCAGCATTCGAGATTTAAGTGAATTCTTAGAAGCGCGTTATCAAGCACTAGAAATGATCCCTGGTATCGCCTATCTACCCAAGAAAGGCAATCACGCCGAGCTCGTGACTTTTGGCTCAACTTGTAATTGTCCCTTAATTAGCTTTATGCCAATTAATGCATTAGGTGATTCAAGCAATAAAGCCATCAGTGAAGCAGAAGCCGTCGCCGCCTGGGCTGGACAAATCGCCCCATCACTTGCAGCCGATCCTTGTCGTCCCCTTCAAACCTTGAAAATGAATGGGGTGTATTCCATTGCCGATACCGAGTTTGATTGGACAGAACGCAACTTGTTGCTTCATGAAGGGATCGGAACCTACACCGTCACCAGTACCGGTGAAGTTTTAATTGAAAGACCGGTGACCGCTTACACTGAAAATGCCGCAGGTGTTGCCGATGATAGCTATCTCGATGTCATGACACCGGCAACCGCCATGTACTTTCGAGAGAAGCAACGTTCATTAATTTTAAGTAAGTATGGACGCCACAAGTTAGCAAAAGATGGCACCAGCTTTGCCACCGGGCAAGCCATTGTCACGCCTAGCATCATTGCCGGTGAATTACTCTCACTTTACAAAGATTTGGAATACAACGGTATTGTTCAAGATTTCGAAGGGTATAAAAAATCGCTAACGGTTGAACTCGATGAGACCGATAAAACGCGCATTAACTACCTAGACAGTCCTCAGTTCGTCAACGGCTTAATCATCGTTGCCGGCAAAATTCAATTTAGAAAATAAGGGCTTTTTATGAGTACCACAATTACTAGCCGTGGCTTTTTAGATGCTGGATCCCTTGGTCGCCTACCCACTAAAGAAGGTGCTACCGTTAACTTTGGCGGCGTCAAACGCGATGCCGTAATGGGCGATGCTGGCGTACTAGGGTTTAGCGAAACATTTGACGCCGCGCCAAGCATTAAAGCCACCATCGTTCATGCTAAAACCACCGATGAAACGGCCATTCGTAACTTCACAGGTGAAAACATTACGCTTAATACCAACAGTGGTAAAAGCTACACCTTGATGGGCGCATGGACGAGCGAAGCTTTAGAGCTCACCATCAAAGATGGTCAGCTTGAAGTGATGTTTCTTGGCACTGAATTAATCGCGCAATAAGGTTGCCACTATGCTCACACTATTACGAAAGCGAAAAATGCAAGCCGAACAAAAAGCCATTCATACGGCGAAAAGCAACATTGCTCAGGCCAAAATTAAAGTCAATAAGGCTTTAATCGTCCAGCAACGAGCAGAAGCAGCCCAAAAGGAAGCTGAAACGAACCTTAAGCAAGTGGATGATAATAATCTAGACGAAATTCAAGCGGCGATTGATTTAGCCGAGCAAGCTACCATTGAAGCGCAAGATGCCACTCGTGATGCTCAAGGTGCAACTGAAGAGCTTAATGATGCAATGGACGCTGCAAGCTATGTTGAGAACTCACTCAATGATGTTATTGATAAAGCTCAGCAACAAGTAGCCGAAAGCCCGTGGAGCGAAATGCAACATAAGTTAAAGCTGGATTTGGAATGCGCTCGAACGCTGGCTGGCTCAGAAGAAAAAATTCCCTTCAAGCTTGAGCTAATCAAAAAATATAAACCTCACGTTATGACGCTACTTCAAACCCATGAAAATTTAGAAGGGCTGGATGTGATTTGGTGGTGGTATCAATGGCAAATTGATTGTGGCCAATTCGAAGAGTTTCACGACTCGTTTAAAGCGCTCATTCTGCGTGGTCTTGATACTCCTCGTGGTTGGAAATCCAATGGTGAAACCGCTTATTGCGATATTGTTTTTCAATATTCCCATAAGGCGCACAAAGCCCAAAAAGAATGTAACCGCCAATATTTAATGGATGCAGTACAAGATTTATTAAGCGGTGCGATGGCTACAAACGCCCCCTTAAAAGTGAAGATGTTTCGCTTGATCGGTGACTGGTATGAAGCCGAAGGTAAACAGGCTGAAGCATTGGAACTCTTTGAAAGAGTCATGATGATTGACCCCAACAAAGGCGGCCGTAAAACAAAAGTAAACGAACTCAAAGAGGCTCTTGGTTATGAATAAAGTATTTATCCCTATTAAATTAGCTGTCCCAATTGAAAAGGACGGAAAAGAACTCACCACCATTGAAATACGCAAGCCTTGCGCCGGTGATTTACGAGGATTGAATTTAGTGGATGTATGCCAAATGGACTTTGAAGCACACAGTACCCTTTTGTCTCGTATTTCCATTCTCAATGAGCGTGATTTACTGGATATGGACCCTGCAAACTGGGCCCCTCTTCAAACGGAGATCGCCGGTTTTTTCGTGGATACGAAACACTAATTGAGCGTGTCGAAGACTTCTACGCTGATATTGCTTTAGTGTTCCATTGGCCGCCAAGCGAAATGGACGCATTCAGCCTAGAAGATTTGATGCTGTTTCGGGAAGAAGCGCGAGTACGTCACCAACCACCAGAGCGCACCTAGCGCTCTTTTTTATATCAAGACTTTTTACCTCAAGACTTTCTACCTAAAGAGAATATCAATATGAAAATGAATTTATCGGTTGTGATGGGCGTTGTTGATAAGGTCAGTGAACCGCTCCAAAGTATGGCCAGTGACTCTGATTACTATGCAAAAAAGATAAAAGCTATCCAAAAAGCACAAGCGGATGATTCTAGTGCATTAACCATGATTGCCTCTTATCAGAAGATACAAAAAGAGCTAGACAAAAACGCGCTTGAAACCGATGAAGCTAATGAGAAACTAGCCAAATTAAAAGCGCAAATGGCCGCCACCGAAACCCCAAGCGCGGCGCTCACTAATAAGCTGGCTAAGCAAGAAGAAAAGGTTTCGTTACTGAGCGCTAAAAATGACAAGTATGAAAGCAGCTTAAAGCAAACCAGTAGCCAAATGAAAAAGGCCGGTGTTAATGTCGCCAAGCTTGATAGTGAATTTGACCGCTTATCAAAAAGCCAAAATGAACATGCAAAAAGCATTGATAAAGTCAGCCGCCGCTATAAAACCCTTAGAACTGCCATGACCCCTATTCAAAAGCTCAGTAAATCCATCAAGATGCCCAATATTAAAGGGGCAGCAATGGGGAAAGGGGCTGCATTATTAGGTGGCCTCAGCTTTGCCGGCTTATTCCAGCAAATCAATAGCGCTGCAGGTGAAATGGATCACCTGTCAAAATCAGCGCAGAACCTCAACATGCCCGTCGAAGAGCTTCAAGCGATGCAATCTCAAGCTGAGCATGCAGGCGTTAGCGCTGATGGGATGACAAAGGCGCTCGGTACGTTCAGTAAACGACTTGGCGTACTTCAATCGACAGGCAAAGGCGCTGCAGCTTCATTTCTAGAAAAGGCAAAGAGCCCTTTATTAAACGAACTTAAAAATGCTAAAACAACCCAAGAAGCCTATGACAAAGTATTGGATACCTTTACTAAGCTCAAAACCAATCAAGAACAAATGGCCTTTGCCGATGCGATGTTTGGTGGAGAAAGTAAGAAAATGCTCATCATGCTACGCCAGGGAACGGAAGGACTCACCGCTGCGAGAACGGAATTTAACGAAACCGGTGGAGGAGTAAAAACCGAGGACGCCCAAAAAGCCGAAGCGTATAACGATGCCTTGCAAAAGGTGCAAGAGAGTATTCGCTCAATCAAGTTTGCCGCCCTTGCACCGGTTATGCTGAAAATCACTAAGCTTTTTACTGAGTTTTCAAACAAATTTAAGAATGAGAAATTTCGTACCGACCTTATTGAAAAAATCACTAAAACCGTCAGCGACCTGTGTGATGCTTTCAAGCTGATTGCTAAGGTGGCGGTATTCGTTTCTCAGAATATCAAAGGCCTTATTGCAACACTTGCCATTTTTAAAGTCGCAATGATCACTTTAAATGCCGCCATTATGATGAACCCTATAGGATTGACGGTTGCCGCCGTAGCAGCCTTAGTTATTGGCATTACTTATTTAATTGATAAATTTGGAGTACTTGGAGGGTTATTAAAAGTGGTAGGCATTTTATTTGCCGGTCCATTATTGGGTATCAAAACGCTCATGATGGCCGTTAAAGCATTAATTAACGCATTGCCTGATAGTCTGGTACCTGATGGGTGGAAAGATGGAATTAACTCAGCATCGGACGAGTTGGACAAATTACTTGATAAGGTCAATCCCTTAGCTGATGCAAATAAAAAAATCGGTATTACAACGGATGAAACCCTCAATCGCACCACACGAGACAGAGCCACAGCACAAAGGGAGAACTTGGGCAGCGCACCTGCATTATCAGCTTATCAGCCTTTAAATAGTCATACAGTAAAGAGTCAATCCGAAGTGGCGGTAACCATAAAATCTGAAAAACCAATCACGGTTGATAAGGCGAGAAGTGACAAAAGCACCAATCTAAATCTAAATGTAGGCAACATGGCCATCAGTTATTAAACCAATAACCCCATAGTAAATCGCGCATTTAGAACTGTTTAAACATACAGTGTTTGTTTTTGTTGGTAGACTCATTGCTGTTTTATGCCTTGAGTACCTGAGACCCAAATTAACCTTTGGAGAGGAAGCATATTACTAAGCTCAGCCACAACATCGTGGCTGAGTTTTTTCAGCATTCAAGGCTCATTTATTGGAGAAAAGAATGCAAACTAACTCGCTGCGCAATGGTCAATTGAAACTGGTTCACTTTGACTGCCTACCCTACCTAAAAACTTTACCAAGTAATTGTATTGATCTGATACTTACCGACCCACCCTATTTTCAAGTTAAAAAGAATGCCTGGGATAACCAGTGGCCTGATGTTGGAACCTTTCTAGCCTGGCTAGATGAAATTCTCGTCGAACTTTGGCGCGTATTAAAACCTTCTGGAAGTTTATATCTGTTCTGTGGCTCAAAACTGGCCGCCGATACTGAACTGCTTATACGTTCTCGTTTTGAGGTTTTTAATCATATCGTGTGGGCCAAACCATCAGGCGTATGGAAGGGAACTCATAAACCGCATTTGCGATCGTTTTTCCCGTCAACCGAACGCATTATTTTTGCAGGTCACTATGGTTCAGAAGGATTTGCCAAAGGCGGTAATCAATACGCCACTAAATGCACCGAACTCAAGCAGAAGGTATTTAAGCCATTAATTGATTACTTTAAAAATGCAAAAGAAGCGCTGCAGGTATCTGCAAAAGAAATTAATAAAGTCACTGGTACTCAAATGTGTTCGCATTGGTTTTCGTACAGCCAATGGAAGTTACCAACCGAGGAGCAATACCAACAGCTACAGGCGCTATTCTCACAAAAAAGTAATGCCTTATCACGAACCCATTCAGAGCTTACAAACGAGTACCAGGCATTAAATCGTCAATACGCTAATTTGCTTAAAGACTATGATGACCTAAAAGCTGAATATGAAACATTGCGCCGACCATTTAGCGTCACCGATGAGGTGCCCTATACTGATGTCTGGACATTCGCACCAGTACAATATTATTCAGGTAAACACCCATGCGAAAAGCCGGCTGATTTACTGGAGCACATCATCACTACCAGTAGCCGTGAAGGCGCGGTTGTCCTCGATGCCTTTATGGGTTCGGGATCCACTGGAAAAGCGTGTTTGAAGCTCAATAGGAAGTTTGTTGGAATAGAAATGGAAGAAGAAACTTATTCTGAAACGGTGAAGCAATTAAGCTAA